ATACAACAAACAAATTTGGAACGCTGCGCGCGGCTGGCACGCATATAACGGTACAAACTCACACATTGATCATGTACATGTTGATTTTGTAGTTAAAAAACAAATATCATCTAAAACAAAAAAACTTCATAACGATGCAATGCAACAAGCCGTTAACGATATGTATTACGTAATTACAACTAATCCAGAAGCATATTTTAAATCATATCGTAGTTGGAATCCGTTTTCAAAAGGTATTGGAGATGATGAAGAAGGTGCTGCAAAACGTTTAGAAAAAATTTATGTGCAATTGGTAAGATATCCATGGACTAAAAAATATTATACTAAATGTACGGACCTTGAACGAGAAAATATGACTGCAGTATACAACATGTATAAATACATACATGATGCTATATTAGACGGCGATTCTGCAACATACGTATTAAAATATTTTAAATGGAATTCATCAACAAGTAGTTATGACGTACAGACAAAAACATTCGAATGGGATTATATATAAAGTTATGAAGCGAAATCATTTTCACAGCACAGGAAATTCAAAACGAGCTAATGCACTTAAACATGGTTATAAATCAGGTTTAGAACTTACTGTATCAGAACAAATCAAACAAACTGAATATGAACTTCGGTATGAAACGGAAACTTTAAATTACGTAGTACCAGAACGCAAAGCAAAATATACTCCGGATTTTGTATTTATAAAACGCAACGGCGGTACTATGTACGTTGAAACTAAAGGACGGTGGACTACTGCAGATCGAACTAAGATGAAACATGTTTTACAATCAAATCCTGGAATTGATATACGTATGGTGTTTCAAAATCCTAATCAAAAATTGTCAAAAACATCGCCAACTACATATGAAGCATTTGCTCGCAAGCTAGGCATTCAACATGTTGCAAAAAAAGATATTCCAGCAGAATGGTTTGCTGAATGCGTAAAAACAGGCGAAGTACCTGCAGACCCAAAACGTTTTTTTAGTTAAGGTTTGTTTTGTGAATTATTTTTAATATATTCATGAAAGTTAATGAAATTTATTTTATTAATAGATTGAAGAATTTATTGATTCAATCGTTAAGCTAGTAATGAAATGTATGTGCTTAACATATATTATACATTAATTATATTTAATTGGATTCTTTACAGTTTTTCATTATAATATAATTGTGAAGAATCTTAAACTGTTACAATTATTAGAATCAGTTCTAGGTAAAGGGAAATCTACTTCCGGTAATAACATTGCTTTCTTTTCTCCATTTACTTCACATTATAAACCAAAATTAGAAATTGACGTTAATACTAATCATGCAGGAGAAAATCCGTGGCATTGTTGGATATCTGATAAAAAAGGTAGAACTATTTCTAGCTTATTTAAGCAAATGGGCTTGTCAAAAGAATGGTTCGAACAACTTTCAAAAATAATCGAATCTTCGAGATATCGCATTAATAAAGAAACAAAAACCGTAACCACTTTATCATTGCCAGAAAATTATAGTCCGTTATGGATTAAAAAAAATACACCAGATTACCGCAATGCAATTCATTATTTAGCTCAGCGCGGTGTTAGTATGTTAGATATCTTAAAGTATCGAATTGGATATTGCGAACAAGGAGAATATTCTGGAAAAATAATCATTCCTAGTTATGATGAAGCAGGACAACTAAATTATTTTGTATCTCGAGCATTTTATCGAGCAGACAAACAAAAACATAAAAATCCTAAAATATCAAAAGACATCATTGGATTTGATTTAACTATAAATTGGTCACAACCTATTGTTCTTTGCGAAGGAGCATTTGATGCAATTGCAATTAAACGCAATGCAATTCCATTATTCGGAAAAATTATTCAGCCAGCATTACAAAAGAAAATCATCGAGAAACGAGTTAGAGATATCTATATTTGCTTAGACGCTGATGCACTTAAAAATGCAGTGCAAATTGCAGAACGGTTTATGGCAGAAGGATTAAATGTTTATTTTATTAAACTACAAGATGCAGATGCATCGGAATTAGGTTTTGAACAAATTACAGAAATTATTAACGATACTGATATATTAACATTTGAGCGAATTATGTCACTCAAAATGGACATGTTATGGACATAAAAAAAATTGAAACGGGAATTGATCGAATTGATAAAATCTATCATATTTCAGACGTACATATTCGGACATTGAAACGACATCGAGAATATCGAGATGTATTTAAAAACATGTTTGAATATATTAATCAAACTAAAACAGACCGAAGCATTGCAGTAGTTACGGGAGATATCGTGCATAGCAAATTAGATATGTCTCCGGAGCTAGTACAAATGCTAGTTGATTTCTTTAATGGATTTGAATTGCCTACGATTGTTATTTTAGGTAACCATGATATGAACTTAAACAATATGCATCGCATTGACGCAGTAAGTCCCGTATTAGATGTTATTCAAAATAAACATATACATTTTATTAAAGACAACGGATTGTTTGAATTAGGTGGCGTTACTTGGAATCATATGGCAGTTGATAAAACGCCTGCAGATTATATTCGTGCAAAAGATTTCGTAGCTTCATATAAAATTGCATTGCATCATGGTGCAGTGAATACTGCTCGTACTGATATTGGTTATCAAATATCAAATGAACACGTAGATGTTGATTTATTTGAAGGTCATGACATTACATTGTTAGGAGATATTCATAAACCAGCACAATTCTTAGATGATGCACGCACTGTTGCATATCCAGGTTCGCTTATTCAGCAAAATCATGGCGAAGCATTAGATCATGGCATTTTGGTTTGGGATGTAGAACAACGTACTGCAAACTTTGTGCAAATTGAAAATGAATATGGTTATGTAACTATAGAAACTCAAGGCTCTGCAATCGTATCTTCGCCGCATCGTATGCCGAAGCGCCCTCGTATTCGTATTAAATTTAACGAAACGAGCGCGGCAGATATGAAACGTTTAATTGCAACGATTCGTAAAAAATATCAAGTAGAAGACATTACGATTCAACGAACAATTGGTGCAGCATCTACTAATACATCTTCTAGTTTAGCAATAGGAAATGTTCGAGATGTTGAATATCAAAATGTATTGTTAACAGAATATATCGATACAAATTTTCCACAAGCTACTCCCAAAGAAATTGATGCTATTCGACATATTAATCGTACGATAAATTCAAAATTGCCAGCAGTAGAATCTATACGGCATACTACATGGCATCCTATATCATTTGAATTCGATAATATGTTTTCATATGGCGAAGGCAATGTTTTAATTTTTGAAAATTTGTCAGATGTTTGCGGATTATTTGCAGCAAATACATCCGGTAAATCAAGCATGCTTGATGCAATTACATATACTATATTTGATAAATGTAGCAAAACAAGCAAAGCAAATGAAGTATTGAATAACAAAAAAGATTGGTTCCGCGGCGTATTTCGTTTTGAAATGAATGGCATTTTATATACAATTGAACGTCGAGGCACGCAAAATAAAAAGAAAGAAACGCACGTTAAAGTTGATGTAGAATTTTATACTGATTCGGAAAATTTAAATGGCGAAGAACGTAGCGAAACAAATAAAAATATTCGTCGTTATTTAGGAACATATGATGATTTTATTTTAACGGCATTTTCTTTGCAAGCAGACAACAATAACTTTATTGAAAAGTCACAAAAAGAACGTAAAGATTTATTATCACAATTTTTAGATATTACGGTATTTGAACAACTTTACCAACTTGCAGCAGATGAAATTAAAGAAACTGCAGGTCGATTAAAAGATTATAAGAAAACGGATTTTGCTGAAATTATTATACAAGCAGATGCAGTTATTGCAGACAATCAAGATAATATTATATCATTAGAACAACTTGAAGATCAACATCAAGAACAAAGAAATGAATTGCAAGAACGAATTTTGCAACTCATTGAAACTAAATTGCCAACAACCTATGATGGGCCAAACATCAAAGAATTGCAATTGCAAGAACAAACATTGATTAGTAAAATTGAATCAATTCAAATAGAAATAGAAACGGCTGAGCAAGAATTAGAAACATTATCAGAAACAATTGGATTATCAGAATCAGAATTACTTGGCATTGATATCAATGTAATTAAAACTCAAATCGAACAATATCAAACATTAGAATCTAATATAAACAAACAAACTCAAAAATTTAGACAACAACAGGAACAAATAAATGCAAAACAAGAAAAAATTAAACATCTCGAATCTCATGAATATGATCCAAACTGCAAATACTGTACATCTAACGTTTTCGTGCAAAATGCAATCGAAGCTCAAAATTCAATTGATTCGGATCGAGCGTTATTAGAAGAATTGCAACATGTTATTGAAGATGCAACCGTAAAATTAAATGAATTACAACCTATATTTGAAACGGCAGATCAATATAGCAAGTTAAAATCTAGTATTGCAACTAAAAAAATTACATTAGAACGTAATGAATTGCAACTTCAAATATTAGAAAGTGATTTACAAACACGAGAATCTGAATTAGAAACCGTAATTGAACGACAAGAATCATTTCGTAAAAATGAAACGGCAATCACTCACAATCAACAAATAGATATATTGATTGAAGAATGTAAAACGCAAATTACATCATGTTCTCAACAAATCAAAATAATTCAAGATCAAATTAAATCATTATTCGGAGCAATAGAAGTTGCACGTACTAATAAAGGTACTGCAATGGAACAACTAGAACGATATCAACAATTGGAAACGGAATATAAAGCATATGAATATTATTTAGAATCAGTTAAACGAAACGGAATTCCATATGAATTAGTTGCAAAAGCTATTCCTAAAATTGAATCTGAAATTAATAATGTACTCAATCAAATTGTTGAATTTAATATGGTATTAAACACTGATGGTAAAAATATCAACGGTTATATTATTTATGATGAAGATAATTTTTGGCCATTGGAATTAACATCTGGTATGGAACGTTTTATTTCATCACTAGCAATTCGAATTGCACTTATCAATGTTTCAGCTTTACCTCGTCCTAACTTTATTGCAATAGATGAAGGCTGGGGTTCATTAGATGCAGAACATATTTCTTCGGTAGTAAACTTATTTGATTATTTTAGAACTAAATTTGATTTTTCAATTATTATTTCGCACGTTGATTCAATGCGCGATATGGTTGATAATTTAATTGAAGTTAATAAGACAAACGGATTTAGCAAGATTAATCATGCGTAATATTTATATAAAAGATATTTCGCACAATGAAACGCAAAGAAGCTGTATATAAAGGCCTACAATTTACGCCAGTTTATTTTGAAGATACAACACTAACATCGCCTGATTATTTTCAAATATCAGAATTTCCTACACGCTTAACTGCGGGCAAAAATTTATTTAAACTTCGTGGTAATCCTCAAAATTTAAAAGTTGGTGGGTCGTTAGGTATTGAAATATTAGATTATAATGGCGATCCAATTTACCATGAAGTTGTAGATTATATTGATGAAGATAAATCTCGCGTAATTGCAATTTATATTTATGAAGATACATCCCCGGGTGATTGTACAATAACATTGTTATCAGAAGCTAGTATTGTTAATCAACAGGCTGTACCTGCAGAATGGCAAGGAAAACCTAACGTACGATGGTCTAGAACTGTGCCGGTTAATCCAAATGTATCAAACGTATCAGAAATAATTTTTGAAACTGTTCCTGAGATAACAGTTGAAGAAATAATAGGAGTACAACTAAATAGAATATATTCAGGTAGTACGCAGTTTCCTGTGTACACAACAGGCCAAGTACGATATTATTCATATAACAATCAACCAGCAATTGAAATCACCGGAGGACAATTTACTGCGGATATGCAAACTGGAACTATAACAGTTGCTACTCCAACGACGCCTAGTCCTACTCCAGCATACGCTGTTGCAACAACCCCATATGTATCAACAATTAAAAAAATATTATCACCAACAACTGCATTGTTAGATACAGAATATACAGTTTATAGCAGTCAAAGTATATCTGCACATACATATTTAGCATTTGCAAATTCTACATTTTCATTAACATATGAAGCAACACCTACCTATGTTGCAACTGAAAATTCTCAATCATTTGCTTACATACAAATCAAAGGATTAGACCCAGCAACTGGTGATGTTTCTAGAATCAAAGTATTTACAAACAATAACGGTACCGTTGGTACATGGGATTTGGTTAACGATGTAGAATTAGAAGAAACAGAAATTTTTGTTGCAAACACTGCATCATTGTTTCCTGATTTAGCAGTCGGGTCATTTACAACGCAAAGCACGATCGATACATATTGGTCAGCATCGGCTTATTTGCAAGGTGTTCAAACCACAGCTCCTGCATTAGTGTATACGACGGCTTCATTGAACAATGCAATGAAAATTTCTAGTTCAATTGATTTGTCTGCAAAAAATTCTGTACTTGTTGCAAAAACAATAACTAATGGCGTATTCATTGAAAACTCTGCATATAAAGTTACGATTGATGCATTAGCAACACGCATAACAGATGATCCAGTATTATCAGTATACGTATCCGGTAGTTCATTTTATGCAGACCCCACTGATTATTTCAATCAAGAATTTTCTGTAAAATTTGGTAAACGCATTGGCGAATTGCGTGCTACGGGTGATAATCAGCGATTTGATGATGTTGTTTTAAACTTTGAATCAGAGTATCGCGGAACAGGCACGTTGCTCTTAGTAGCAGAGTCAGGCGCCTGGCAAGTTGCAGACATTCGAGTAACTACAGACAATGATGCAGGATATACTCCTAATTACGCTCGCATAAAAACGCCTATACAAACTACACATAAAATTGACAACCAAATTTCGTTTAAAGCAGAATTTTACAATGTAACGGGAGAGCGAAGCAAACAAATATCATACATTTACAATAAAGATTGGGAAGGTGGTAACCGATACATTGATGGCGATTATTCAATGCTTACTGGATCTTTGTATGTAGCAGATTCATTAAATAGTGGTGTAGCAATTAGCGGATATCCAAATTCAGGTTTTGTTAGATCGTTAGGATACGAAGGATTTGCAGCAGGATTTCCTGGTTTCTTGCTTTGGTCCGGTTCAGCCTTACCAGGTAGTGCTGGAACAAAAGGTGGCGGAGCATACAGTGGTGTTGGTTTAGAACTTTATGCAAATACTTCAAGCTATTTTAGATATTCAACCGCAGATTCAGAAATAGATGTTCGAACAAACAAATTCTTTTTTGGAAATCCTGCAACAACATTTATTAGTGGGGCAAATGGCAATATTGAAATTTCGTCAAGTGGATTTCATTTAACCGCACAAGGCAATGTTACTGCATCTTCATTTATTGCAGTGCAAGGCGGAGAAGTATTGTTTGATTCAAACAGTGAATTTGTTGACGGTTTAAATGTAGGTCGCGTTGTATATTTCGATCGATCAGAATTTACATATACTGGAAGTTTATCTACTACGGGCTCACAAACATCTTCAATCTTTGAAACATTCGTATTACCAGGTGAAACTAGAATGCAAATTTCGTTGATGTATAATTTTTATGCAACAGCCAGTGCCGGGGGTAGTTTGCAAGCACAATGGTATATTCAATCTGCTAGTATATCAGGAAGTACCGGTACCAGTACTGGATATGATTCATGGAGCGCACCGCAACAATTATTTGCATCTGATCAATCAATTACAACGATAAATTCAACTAGTACATACGAAGGAGGTTCTAGAACTTTAACTACGACATCGGCAACCTTTGCAAATTATCAAGGTCGATATGTACGAATATACATGATTACAAGTAGAAGTGCAACTGGTAACGTTAATGATTTATTGGCCATGAAAGGATTTGTATATCGAACAAGTCGAGCAGTTGGAAGTTCCACACTGCCACCGCCAGGCGGTATTGTATCATAACATATTTATATAAAATGGAACATAATGGATAAAATAACAGTTTTATTTCCTGGCGGATTCAAGCCATTAACTGGAGCTCATTTAGCATTAGCTCAACGTTATGCCGAATCTCCACAAGTAGGTCAAGTAATATTACTTATAGGACCTCAACCTAGAGAAGGAATTACACGAGAACAAAGCATTGAAATGTTTAATCTGCTTAACGATAATCCGGACATACGAATTCAACCCACCGAATTTAATTCTCCAATAGTAGCTGCATATGAATATTTATTTGCATTATCATCAGATGCAAAAGGTCGTTATGCAATGGCTGCATCTACAAAAGGCGATGATTATGTTAGAGCAAAAGATTTTGTTCCTAACGTAGACAAATATGCAACTATCGGTGATAAAAAAGGACGCAAAATACCTATGGGCATTGATGCAACCGAGTTAAGTATCGATGTAGAGCCAGAAACATATGCCAACGGAACACCTATATCAGCAACCATCGTACGCAAAGCTATTATGAATCGAGATTATAAAACATTTCGTGCATCATATCCGCAATATAAAGATGCTCTAGTAAAAAATGCATGGCAAATTGCAACAGGTTTGCAAGAAGCATTATTTACAAAAAATTGGTGGGCGAAACAATTACAAGAAGATGTGGATGAAGTTTTTGGAGCAACAATGAATGCTGCTGAAACTCAACGACATAAACAAAAAATTAACAAGTTAAAAAACTTTTTAGATAAACAAGATGATCATAGTTTTGTATATGATTTCGAAAAATTTCCTAAAACTGTATATGGTGCTAGATTAATGGAGGGCGGTGCCGCGGGCCATATGGCACACCCGTGGGATGACCATGGTTTAACTTTTAATGATGTTAAAGAAATAATATCTCGTGCATTAGAAGGCCGTTTAGATATTGAACAAGCAGTAACAGAAAAAACCGACGGGCAAAACATTCAAGTAACTTGGAAAAACGGACAAATTGGATTTGCACGAAATAAAGGTACTGTTATTACGCCAATGTCAGTTCAAGAAATACAAAATAAATTTGGAGGAAGGGGACCGATATCAGATGCATTTGGAAATGCTGCAGAAGATTTAGCTGAAGCATTTAGTCGTGTACCACAAGATAAACTCAATCAAATTTTTAAGAATGGTCGAGTATTTGCAAACATGGAAATTATCTATCCAGCTACGAAAAATGTTATTTCATATGAAGTTGCAGTATTACAATTTCACAATTTAATAGAATATGATGAACAAGGCAATCAAGTAGAAACAGATTTAACAGGCGGCGCTACTTTGCAAGGTATTATTCAAGATGCTAATGCACATCTTCAAAAAACATTTTCATTTATTCCTCCGCAGCGAATCAAAATAGGTAAAATTTCTAATTTTGAAGATCAACAAGCTGCGTTCTTTAATGAAGTTGCACAATTACAAAATCGTTACGGGCTTAAAGATACTGATCGATTAACTGAATATCATCGAGCTTGGTGGTCAGATGTTATTAAAACTCAAGCTGATAAAATGGGATATGATATTCCAGAAAATATATTAAACACATTAATTTATCGTTGGGCATTTTTTGATAAATCAGAAAGCATGGCTGCACTTAAAAAACAAATAGATAATGCAGAATTTTTAAATTGGGTGCAAGAATTTGATAAAAATGAATTTAAACGTTATTACAAACAAAACATGGAACCATTCGAAACATTATTTTTACGATTGGGTGCAGTAGCATTAAAAAATGCAGAAAATTTCTTAGCAGCAAATCCATCAAAAACGGTTCAAACAATTAAACAAGAGCTAGCTGAACTTATAAGAGAACTTCAAAATAATCCAAATCCGCAGACAGTTGCAAAATTAGAATTAGAACTTAAACGCATTGAACGTTTAGGAGGATTTGATGCAATCGTGCCGTCCGAAGGTGTAGTATTTACATATCGCGGAAATACGTATAAGCTTACTGGAGCATTTGCACCTGTTAATCAGATACTAGGAGTACTGAAATACGCACGTTGATATATTTATATTAAAATTGGAATTTAATTATGTCTCAAAAACACAAAAGCAAGTATAAAACACCAAAAGATTTTGAGAAATCTCAAAAAATTCATGCAAGAAAAGATCTTAAAGATTATACTCATGATGATAAACAAGGTACATCGAATCCATTTTCTACCGGCAAAAAACAAGAAAAGGTTGCTCGTAAAACAGATAAAGCTGTACAAGATGATGGAAAAATGTACCAAAAATATACAGATAATGATCGATTATATGATCCAGAATCTGCAGATTATGATCCAAAGCATGCTGCTAAAGTTTTAAGTAAACGACAAAAAACAGATTCAGATGAATATTTAAAAAAATTAGAATTAATTGACCATGGTGTAACAACTCCAGAAATTCAAGAACGAATTAATAAATTAACTACTAATCAAAAAGAATTATTAGTTAGAGAATATATTCGAAGAAAAATTTTAAAAGTATTACGCGAACAGGGAGATGATGCATCAACTGAAGAACTTCCTGCTGACGATGCGCCGGAAGAAACTCCAGCTGGAGATACACCAGAAACGCCTGATGCTGCTGCAAAAGAAACACCTACCGAAACTCCAGCACCAGCTGCTGCAGCTGCAGCAACGCCTGCACCAACAACCCCAACACCGGCGCCAACAACGCCAGCTCCGACTACACCAACACCTGAAACTACTCCAGCAGCTGCAGATAAAAGTGGCGAAGAAAATGATGTTAAAAAAGATGTAGAGCAACAAGAAGCTGAGAATATCATGGCTATTAAAAAATGGTTAGAGTTTTTAAAACAAAAAAAGCAACGAGGGCCAAACTCTATGGTATCAGCTGCAATATCACCATTGTCAAAATTAATTGCAAAGCTAGATCCAGAAGACTTAGAACGAGCTAAAAATATTGCAATTCGACAAATTAAAAGTATTAGTGCTCCAGAACAAACAACCGATGATGCTGCAGAAGCAAAATAAATAAAAATAAATAAGTTATGTCAAAAAAGTTACAAAATGTTAAAGCAGTTCAACAAATGTTGGATGGTACTCATAAGTTTCAAACCAAAAAAACAGTTGGGTTTTCTGATGCAAAAAACAAAGCAGAACATTGCGAAATTGGCGATACATGGGAAGAAACTGATACTTATGGAAACGTGTACATTGTAGAACAGCGTGACGGATTTCGCATAAGAAAAACAAAAAATTCTGATTTATTCCAATCAGTACGAGATGAATTACAAGCATTTCCTAATTGTAGAAAAGAAACTTGCACATGTATTGGAACACATCAATTAGATCAAAAAATGAGAAAAATTCATGGAATGTGTTTTGACTGTGTAATTGAAATGGAACACGAATTAAAAAAAGCTGGCAAGTATGAAAAATATGAACAAGATAAAATTCGAGAAAATGCATTAGCTTGGTTGCGAGATGCTGAACGAGATGTCGAAATGCTAAAACAAGCATACACACAAGTACAGCAGATTGTAGCAAATTCAGATGGACATGTAGAACATTGGTCAGCAAAAATGACTGCAGAAGAATTTGAAAACACTATTCAAAAACAATTTGAAGAATTCAAAATAAATTTTTTAGAAAAATTAAACAAAAAAGAAAAACACAATGAAAACAATTAAAAAATATTGGGCTGCTATTGTAGGAGCAATTTTAGCACTC